TGGCATGAAGATGACCTGATTGGCCGTCTTACAGACCCGACAAATCCACATTTTACGCCAGAAGAAGCAGAAAAGTGGAAAATCATCAACTTGCCAGCTATTGCAGAAGAGAATGACCCTCTAAAGCGTAAACCAGGCGAATTGCTATGGCCAGAACGGTTCGACACAGACTTTATGGAGGCGCAGCGCAGATTGGACAGCCGTGGCTTTACAGCATTGTATCAGCAGCGCCCGACACCAGAAGACGGAGACTTGTTTGCTAGGGAAAACCTAGTGTTTTACAAAAAAGAAGACAAGCCTAAGAACTTACGGATTTATGCCGCATCTGACCATGCGGTTGGCGTTGACAAGACTAGGAACGACGCATCATGCCTGATGATTGTCGGCGTAGACGAGAACGACGACATATATTTACTTGACTGTTGGTGGGAGAAACAGCCGTCAGACAAGGTTGTGTCGGCTATGATAGACCTGATTAGGCGCTGGAAGCCCCTAATATGGTGGGCAGAAAAGGGCCATATAAGCAAATCGATAGGCCCGTTTCTAAAAAAACGCATGGCAGAAGAACGTGTTTACTGCCGCATTGAAGAAGTCACCCCGGTAGCAAACAAAGTGCAACGAGCGCAGTCAATCCTTGGCCGTATGGCCATGAAAAAGGTGCTGCTGCCTAAAACAGCGCCGTGGACGCAGAAAGCCGTTGATGAATTATTAAAGTTCCCCAACTCGCGACACGATGATTTTGTTGATACAATTGCATGGGTGGGCTTGGGCCTTGAGAGGATTGCAACGCCAGGTGGCGCAATCAAAAACCAAAACCAAGGGCCAAAAATAGGCACACTGGCTTGGGTTAAATGGGACAGTGAGCAAAGAAAGAAACAAGATAGGTTGCAATCAGCAACTGGAGGTTGGTAATGCACGAAGAAATAACCATCGTTTCAGCCGAAACCGAAAAGCCAGAACCTACTGAGCGCCGGAAAAAGCTTGTTACTTCTTTGCTGGCAAAGGTAAAGAAGGCCGAAAAATTCCACGAAAAATCTTACAAAAACATGGTTCGCGATATGAACGCTGCGCTAAATGGGTATGACGATAAGTCATGGTCAGCAGACCAGTATGTAGCAAACATACTACAGCGCCATGTTCAGCAGCGCACTGCTACTCTTTACGCAAAAAATCCTAAAGCCCTGGCAAAACGGCGCACAAGGATGGATTACGCGGTTTGGGATGGCGATGAAGAGACACTAAAAGAGGCTTACATGCAGTCTGCATCAGCTGCGCAGCAGGGTATGCCTATCCCGATGAGCGCTTCAATGGTTTTACAAGATTATCAGGCTGGCCAGACACACAGAAAAATGCTGGATAATGTAGCAAAAACACTAGAGCAGCTTTTCGATTACTACATGGCTGAACAGCAGCCTAGTTTTAAGTCACAGATGAAAGCTTTGGTAAGGCGTGTCATAACCACTGGCGTTGGTTTTGTAAAAGTTGGCTTCCAGCGTGATATGGACAGATCGCCAGAGGTATCGGCAAAGCTTGCTGATATACAGGCCCAGCTTGATTACATAAGACGCATAGCAAGCGAGGCAGCTGACGGAGACATCAGGGAAGACGACCCACAAATAGAAGAACTGATGCTGTCTATGAAATCATTGATGGATCAGCCTATGATTACTATCCGCGAGGGTCTTGTTTTTGATTTTCCTGAGTCGAATAGCATAATAGTTGACCCGATGTGCCGTCAGTTACGTGGTTTTGTAGGCGCTAGCTGGGTTGCACATAAAATGTTTTTGACGCCGAATGAGGTCAAGGAGATATACAACGTCGATCTCAATAGCAAATATCGACAGTATGATATGAAGGGCAACATAACTGGCGAGAGCTACGGGACCAACAGAACAACGATAGAAAGCTACCAGGGTGATCATAATGGCGAGGGCCTTGTCCAAGTTGTAGAATATTATGACCGTAAGTCTGGCGTTCAGTATTGTGTTGCAGATGGGTATGATGATTTTCTGCGTGAGCCTATGGCCCCGGACGTAAAAGTCGAAACATTTTGGCCTATATTTACGCTTGTTTTCAACGAAGTTGAGCACAAAGATCACCTGTATCCGCCATCAGATATCGGCTTGTTGTTGCCTATGCAGCACGAATACAACCGCGCAAGGCAAGGTTTACGTGAACATCGTCGTGCAAATCGCCCTAAATATGCCGCTCCAGCAGGCATGTTAGAAGAAGCGGACAAAGAGAAACTGGCGACACACCCGGCAAATGCAATTCTTGAGCTACAGGCATTAGCAGCTGGTCAGAGGGTGCAAGACGTTGTGCAGCCGATATCGCAGATTGGGATCGACCCCAATCTTTATGAGGTGAAGACAATATTTGACGACATTCAGCTGGTTGTTGGCGCACAAGAAGCGCAGTTTGGCGGCATATCTAAAGCCACAGCAACAGAAACAAGCATTGCTGAAAGCGCAAGAATGTCTAGTTTGGGCGCTAATATCGATGAATTAGACAGTTTTATGTCAGAGATTGCCCGTGCAGCTGGGCAGATTATGTTGCAAGAACTAAGCATAGACGAAGTGAAAAAAATCGTTGGTCCTGGCGCTGTTTGGCCGGAAATGACCAGAGAAGAAATCATGGAAGAGGTGTTTCTTGAGATAGAAGCTGGCTCGACAGGCAAACCTAACAGGGCTGCTGAACTGGCAAACATCGAAAGAATTATGCCTTTCTTGTTGCAAATACCGGGCATCAACCCAGCCTGGCTTGCAAAAGAACTGCTCAAGCGCCTCGATGATAAGCTAGATATATCGGCTGCTATTGCAGAAGGACTAGAGTCCGTTGTGTCTATGAACCAGATGCAGCGGCCAGGAACAGGCGATCCAGCGCTACAAGGGCCACAACAAGGCGGCGCTGATAACTCGCCTCAAATGCTTCCATCCGGCACATTGCCCCCGGTTGGAAAAGTTTAGTAAGGGCAAGGTGTTGAAACATGCGACAAACAAGCATACAATTATCTACAAGGAAGGACGCTAAATATGGTCGATGAGACTGAACTGGAGCAACCGTCCACCGCTCCAGTGCAAAACCAGGACGAGCAAGCGCAGTCGTCTAGCGCAGACAGCGAAACCGAAAACGATCTTCTGTCAGTAGTTCAATCAGCTATTACAGAGGATGACGTTGAGGAAACGGACTCGCAATCCGATGGGGTTGAATACGATGAGGAGGACGAAACTCTCGAGGCTGTATCTGATGAGGACACCGAAGCAGATGAGTCTTTCGAGGATGTACCGTTCAACAAGCATCCCCGTTTCAAACAGTTAATCGAGGAACGTAACGAATATAAACATGGTCATCAGCAATTTGAGCAAATCTCTAATTATTTAAGAGAAAACAGCTTATCAGCTGAAGAGGCAGCAGACGGTTTTAAGATTATGGCTCTGATGAAGAGCAAACCAGAAGAAGCCGTTATTGCGTTGCAACCATATTTGCAACAGCTTGCATTGGCCACCGGGCAAACACTGCCTGATGATATTCGGAACAAAGTCGATGACGGTTATATGGACGAGGAAACTGGTCGTGAACTTGCACAAGTTAGGGCTGAAAAGGCCAGACAAGAGGCAATAAACGACAAGCTTGTGTCTGAGAGGGATCAAGCGCAAGGCGTTAATCAATTAAATACTCTCGCTGATGCTGTGACCAATTGGGAAGAACGTACAAGGTCTTCTGACCCGGATTATGATCTCAAAGCAGATGAAATAGATGACCGTGTTCGGGTGTTAGTTAGCGAACGTGGCCGACCGCAAACAGTTGAATCCGCAATCGAGCTTGCAAAAGAGGCTTATGCAGAAGTCAACGAAAGGCAAAAGGCTCGTTTTGGTAACAAGCGTCCAATGAAAACGGCATCTGGCGGTAAACTAGGCGGTACTCCCGTGCCAGAAGCAAGCAGCTTGATGGAGGCTGTGCAAAACGCTTTGCGTACAGGGTAGCGCTAGACGAAGAAGGATGATGTTATGGCTTTTACTTCAGCCGAATTAGATAACATTGCAAATGCAGCGCTCGACTATTACATCGACAAAGGCAATGTTTATACTCAATCTCTGGCAGATAAGCCTTTGCTAAAAAGCCTTGATGCTAAAGCAAAGACCTTTCCTGGCGGCAAGGGAGAGTTATCAGTAGCGGTCAAAGGTGATTACACCACAACCGTTGCTGGTTATACGCATAACGACACTGTTGCTTATGCAAATCCAGCAAACATCAAACGTGCAGCGTATGCTTGGAAAGAACATCACAGCGGCATTTCAGTCACACTGACTGAGTTAAAGCGTGATGGTCTAAGCGTAACTGATAGTTTGAATAGTGCTAGTACCTCAAATCATTCTCAGCGTGACACTCACATGCTCGTTAACTTGTTAGAAGACAAGCTTGACGACATGATGGAGGGTTACTCTCGAGGCATGAACGACTTTTTGTTCGGCGATGGTACGTCTGATGCTGATGCTTTGCAGGGCATACAGACAATCATCAAGGACACCAACAACAGTGGAACAGTTGGCGGTTTGTCAAACGCCACTAATACTTGGTGGAGAAACCGGGCAAATGTAGCAATTACAACATCAGCCACTGGTCAGGAGT